TTTGTGAAGAACATCCTGGAGAAGCCAGTCAAGGCGTATTTCAAGTGGTGGCGCAGCAACTGGGAATCAGCGGTGAAGTTCGTGACTGGATTGTTTTCAGGTATTGCCAAAGCATTGAAGGCGCCATTGGATGGCATCGTCAGTATTCTCAGGAATACACTGCGGCTGGCCTTCCGAAATCTCGAGAACGCATTCAATGCTTTTGTTCTTCGGTATAACAATCTCGTCGCCAATCTGAAAAAGTCACCATTCGGTGGGATTCTTGGCCTGATTCCTACTATTCCATTGCTGAACATTCCCAAGTTTGCTCAGGGTGGCTTGGTTACGAAACCCACTATCGCAATGGTGGGTGAAGGGGGTCAGGATGAATTCATCCTGCCAGAGTCAAAGCTGAAAGATTTTGCGCAGCTCAACGCTGAGCTTTCGTGGCGAAGGCTTCTCAACAGCGCCTGGTTGCGCAGCCTGCAACCAACCACAAGAAGCGACATTACTCGGGAAAACTTTAAGCGATTTGAGCGACAAATCATTGAAGCCGGCTTAACCGGCAGTGCTCCCAATGAAAACCTGCTAGTCGACAATGAACCAAAGCAACTTGCTATTCATCAGACCAATACGTTTAACGTTGACCCAATAATTCAGATTACTACTGGCCCCGTGATTCAATTTGAAAACCAGAGGTTTGTCACGCTTGATGAGTTTGAAGCTGGCCTGCGGACGGCCGTGCGTTCTGTACTTGATAGCTTGCGCAATCCGGCGACTCGGATTCAGTTGGGGCTGTCCTAATGGCACGCGCGCAGGCCCAGTACCTTCGGATTTACTCAGCCGCTGGTGTCACCATCAACCGTTGGCAGAGCTACTACAGCAAGGCCGTGTTGCTCAATGGTGATCTCTGGCTCAGCGTTGCATTCACAGCGCAGGGCTTTACAGAAGGCGCCAGCGGCGTTGAATCTGACATCAGCATCACAGCGCCTGCAACCGGCATTGTGGTGGCGGCATTTGAAGCAGCACTTCAGAATGCCTACCTGGTGGATCTGACCACCTACCAGTTCGATGCGCTCAACGGCAACGATGTCCCGCAGACAGGGCAGGAGCTGATCGCGTCATACACCGGTCAGGTGGTGGGCGGCAGCGGCAGCCTGACCAGTCTTGAGATGACCCTGGGCGCACCGGTCGCTGCTGTTGGCGCTCAGGTGCCACCGCGCACGCTGACCAGCGCGATCATGGGCACTGGGTTCCGGCCATGACGCGCAGCACTCCATCAGCCGCGCCTACCGGTGGCGGCAAATTGCTGGACATTCCGTTCTTTGCGCAGGACCTGAACCCAGCGCCGGTCATGAGCATTCAGACCGGCATCGTGCCACCACCTGCCACGTCGCCACCGGCGGCGGTGACCAGGCCGCTGGATGTGGCACAGCAAGCCGCCAGCCTGGGCGATGTGGTGCCGATCGTCTTCTGCCGCCAGGTCGCCGGCGTTGGCGGTGTGCTGATCAGCCCCAGCGCCACTGAAGCGCGATTCCAGAACAGCGCCACCAATCAAGTCACAGCGTTCTACTTGCTGGTCTTGGGCGAGGGATTGATGGATTCAATCCCGGTGCGTGATGTGTTCTCCGGCGGTTGCCGCCATGGCAGCCACACTCAAACCTTCAACCGTCGCGCCGGTGATTGGATCCCAGAAAATGCCATTGTGCAGCGCAGTGGCTACACGCTGCCAAACTGCCCGCAGAACTGCGGCAGCATTGGCAGCTACCCAGGCATCTCAACGCTTAGCTTCTCGCGGCAGGTGGCTGATGGCTCAACGCTGTGGGACCGGCAGGTGCATCTGTTCATCCGCGGCGGCATGTATGTGCAGCGGTTGACGGATCAGGCCTTTGGCCCCAGCGATAACTTTGCAGACCTGACCAACTGGCTGCTTGCCAACATCGGCGGATTGAATGCCAACCTGATTGATACAGCAGGCCTGACCACGGTCGCGCGATTCCTCAGCGCCAATGGTTTGAAGTGTGACTGCGTGCTGAAGGAAAGCATCAACTACGAGGAGCTGATCACCAAGTGGGCGCCTTACTTCCTGGTGCGTGCCAGTCGCGTGCAAGGCAAACGCGGCCTGAAGCCGCTGGTGCCAACGCTGGTGGGTGGCTCAATCAACACCACCAGCTCAGTGGCGGTGTATCAGTTTGATGAGGATACGATCCTGCTGGATTCGTTCCGCATCGAATACAGCGACCTGACGCAGCGGCAGCCGTTTGTAGCGCAGGTGATGTGGCGCCAGCAGGCAGAAGATGACATCGGCATCATCCGCACCGTGGAGCTGCGTTACTCCGACACCGCACGCACGAACCTATCAATCGAGACCCATGACCTCAGCGAGTTCTGCACCAGCGGGATGCACGCTGCCAGGTTTGGCGCCTACCTGTTGGCCAGCCGCGTGAACATCACCCACTCAGTCACGTTCAAAGCAAGGCCCCAGGCGCACAACGTCAGCGTGAGCGTTGGCGACCTCGTGCGCGTCAAGCTGCCGCGCGCATCGGTAGGCGTTGGCGAGGCTGTACATGACTTCCTCTATGAGGTAGTCACCATGGGCAAATCACTGGAAGGTGTGGTGAGCTACGAGTGCATCCACCATCCAGTGGATACGCTGGGGAGAAGCATCGTGGCAGTTGCGGTGGCCAATGTTCCCTATACAGCTGGCCTGGTGGATACCGCCAAGACTGGCCCCAGCTGCGACGCTGATGCCGGCCGCGCAACGGATTCAACCATCCCGGCTGAGGTTTACATCCAGGTGATCGACCCACCGGCACCGCTTGATCCTGCTGTTGAGGATGCTGTGGTGCCATCGGATGAGGTGCTGATCGGTAATGTGCCAGTGCAAGGCACAGCAAGCGGCACCGTGACCAATCCAGACGACGGCCTGGATAGCTACGGATGAGCACCTTTCCTGCGCTGGTACCAAGCAGCCGGACGTTCACGCCGGGGAGCTACCCGAACACCGCCTACCAAGGCGTGAACGGCATGGAGAACCGCGTGCGACATTCCAACGTGCTGATCGACTCGACGCTGCAGCTCGAGTTCATCGGCCTGAGCGAGGCGCAGGTGTTGGCGATCCTGCTGCACTACCAGGCGCGCCGCGGGCCATACGGCAACTTTGGATTGCCGGCTGAGGTGATGAGCGGCGTGAGCAGCGTGGCTGATTATTCGTTGCAGGGTTACGCATGGAGCTATGTCGAGCCGCCAACGGTTGAGGATTATCCCTGCGGCAGCCATGGTGTCAGCGTGACGCTGAGCAGCTCTGTGGCACCTACGGCGGACATCCTGCCGTTCACGACGACCATTGCGATTGGCTTGAGTGCTGGTCGTGGTGCAGCTGCCAATGGCACATCGCAAACACTGACGCTGACGCTATCAAGAGCTGGCGCACCTGGCGTGATTGTTGAGGTGCCTGCGCTGGTTGCTGTGTTCAGACTGCGGTTCCCGGTTTCGTAGCCATGGCTGTAACTGTTCACCTATTTAACATCTCCGACGTTGTTCGCTATGGGATTATCCAGAAGGATAAGACTGTTGCTTTTGCAGGCAGAAACCCCTTTTACTTGACCCTTAGAAGCGTTGGCATAGCGTCTACAACTGGTGGCTATGCGTTGTTGCGCGAATGGAACGGCACCTATTCCAGCGCAGGCGCAAACGAGTTGTCTACTGGCAATGGTTACACCAAGGGCGGAAAGGCATTGCAGAATGTGCGAGTTAACTACGCATCAGGCGAATTGACAATGGCGGCCGATGATGTTGGATGGAGCGCAACCGGATCCGGCATCGCCGCACGATCTGCATTGTTGTGCTACGAGCTACCGCAGGCCAGGTCAAACAATGGAGCATCGCTTAATGATCCGTACACCGCATCAATAGCGCTCGCGTTGATTGATTTTGATGCACTGCTGACTGCCAGTAATGGCACAGCCTTTACTGTGCAGTGGCCATCTGCTGGCATTTTCAAATTCACCATGGCATAAAGCAATGGCAGTAACCGTCAACATCTACCAGCAGTCTGCCATTCGGTATCTTGCAACTTATGGCATGGATCAGCAAGACGCAAAAACCTTCTGGTTTAAAAAGCTAGGGACGGTGTTCGCTCTGCTGTGCAGCACTGATGTTGCGCAGTTCGACAGCAGCTACACCGGCCGCGTTGACCAGCTGCTGGCCAGTGGCGTAACAGAACTGCCGACCGCCAACGGGTACACCAAAGGTGGTCAGTACGTGCAAAACCTTTACACCTACTATAACGGCCCTGGCCCGTTTGACTTTCTCCAAGAGTCTAGTTTAATTCGCGGCAGCAAGCTTTTAGAATTGCGGCCTGCGTCTCAAAGATTCCCAGGTTCAGGTGACACAATCAACTGCTTTAGGTGGGTGCCATCAGGCACGCTAAGCGCAAAATCATTGCTGCTTTGTTTGCAGACTCCCTTGGATGCAGCGAGTTCATCGGAGCCAATTTATAGCGCATCGTACCCGCTGGCAATGGTTGATTTTGGCGGCACTGTTACGGGCACGCCTGGATCTGTGCTAGCAGTTCCTTATCCAATCGTGGCTACTGCAATTCGCTGGACAATAGACTGAATCACCAGGAGCGTGCAGCATGGCTTCCTTTGTCTACAACTCGGTGCTGACTGATCTGATCAACGGTGATCTGGATTTTGCGGTTGACAGCTTTAAGCTGTTGCTGGTTGGCGTTGGCTACACGGCCAGCAAGGACGGGCACGACCGGCGCAATGATGTGAGCAGCGAGATCAGCGGCACTGGTTACACCGCTGGCGGCAATGCCACCACCTGCACCATCACCAACGACACCAACAAGAAGATCCTCACCTTCTCGTCGGTGTCGTGGCCATCAGCCACGTTTACAACTGCAGGCGGCGTGATCTTTAAGGCGCGCGGTGGTGCGAGCAGTGCTGATGAGCTGATCGCCTACCTGGACTTCAGCGGCGAGGTGGTTTCCTCCGGCGGCACCTTCAGCGTCAGCACCAGCGTGATCACGCTGTCGAACTGATGGCCACGTTCTGGGAGGAATGGGACTGGCAGCCGCAGGAGCCATTCCTCTATGGCTCGGTCACCACAGCGTCATACCCAACGCTGACGCCTACCGGCCGCAGTTACAGCATGGGCCGCTTTGCCATCTCGCGTGAGGTTGGCTTTGGTGGCGGGCAGGTGAAGTTCCTGCACAGCAGCCGCGTCAGCAACCTCACCATGGAGCTGAGCTATGAGAACCTGACTCAGGCCGAGATGGCCAGCATCCGCGATCACTACCGCGGGCAGCAGGGTTCATTCGTCAGCTTCCTGCTACCGGCTGAGATCTGGGCAGGCCAGTCGAGCGTGTCCAACATCGTGCCAGCTGGAATGCGCTGGCGTTACCAGGAGCCACCGGAGGAGGCGCAGAAGCGTGGTGGGTACGTGGACACCACCGTGTCGCTGGTGACGGATGGCACATGGCTGCCGAGCATTGAGCCGCTGCCTGGCTTTGAGCTTGGCGTGAATGTGATCTGGATTGCTGGCGCTGCAACGCAGACCGGCGAGATCGATCTGGTGGTGAATGTGGTGTGGGCAGCTGGGGCGGCTACTGGAACCGCAGCTGATGATGATGGCTTCGCGGCGCCGCTATTCTGGAATGAGGATCAATACACCACCTGGCGGTGATCAATGGCAGCGCCCAATATCAAGAGCGGCAGCTCGGTCACGACGGTCGTCGGTAAGACCGTGGGCTATGCCGTCACCACCTCGATGGCGGCAGCGCTGAGCAATGGCGCCAGCAGCGGCAAGGTGCTGAAAATCAACTCGGTGTACTGCGCCAACGTGGACGGCACCGCAGCAGCTGACATCAGCCTGGAGCACTACAACGGCACCACGGGTTTTGCTATCGGCAAAACCATCACCGTGCCAGCGGATGCCACCCAGGTGCTGGTGACCCGCGAGGCGTACATCTACCTGGAGGAAGGGCACAGCCTTCGCGCACAGGCCAGCGCTGCCAGCGACCTGGAGCTGGTCATCTCCTATGAGGACATCAGCTGATGTTGGGCTTCAACGGCGGTTTGATGGGCGTCAGGCGCACGCCTACTACTGGCGCCGCATCGGGGCTGTGGTTTCAGAATGAGCAGAGCGTTGCAAAGCGTGCGGCAATTTGGCCAACAACAGGCGATTTATACTGGAGTGATGTTTCACTGCTGCTGCACATGGACGGCAGCAACGGAAGCACAACATTCACCGATAGCAGTAGCAACGCATTCACTATTACAGCATCTGGAAATGCCCAAATCAGCACTGACAGCCCAAAGTTCGGCACTGGATCGCTAACGCTTGATGGCAATGGCGACTACCTGTCAACTCCTGCCGATGCCAAGTTTGCGCTTGGAACAGGTGATTACACTGTCGAGTGCTGGGTTTATGTCAACAGCGGAAATACGAACGATGGCCTTTTTACCTTTGGATCTGAATCCGAGGGACTTGCTGTAGCAATCGTCAATGGACAATGGACGTTAAATTTTAGCGGATCTAGCGGCCTTGATTTGGGCGCTGTAACAACCGGCGCCTGGCAGCATCTTGCGGTTACGCGAAGTGGATCAAGCGCGCGAATGTTTATAGATGGAACGCAGCTAGGATCGACCCTCTCTAACTCCACCAACCATTCCACAAATCAACTTCGTATTGGGTATTATTACACTACATCTTTTGCCATAAACGCAAAAATTGACGAGTTCAGGGTAACTAAAGGCGTAGCCCGCTACACCGCCAACTTCACCGCACCTACTGCAGCATTCCCTGACGCATGACCCTCTACTCCCATCGCCAATCCACCCCAGCACCCCTGCCGCACCGCATCCGCTTTGCGGACGGCAGCACGCGCACAGATCGCGCCACCTTCACGCCTGACGAGCTGGAGCGTGCCGGTTACAGCGGCCCTTACGAGCGCCCCGAGTGCAACCCCAAGCTGGAGACGATCGACTGGGATGCCGAGGCGCTTGAGTACGTCGTGCGCCCCTACAGCTTCGATGAGCTGCAAACGCAGCACGCCAAGGTCCGCGAACGGCGCATCGAGCTGCTGCAGTCCTGTGACTGGACGCAGATCACCGACTACGACCTCGGCGCCGATCGTGACGCATGGGCCGCCTACCGCCAGGCACTGCGCGACCTGGCCGATGCTGCCAACCCGTTCGACATCACCTGGCCGCAGCCGCCTGCACCCTGATGGCTTCCTTCGTCTACAACTCCTGTATCGATGACATGGCGCGCAACGCCATAGATTTCGACACCGACAGCTTCAAAGTGATGCTGGTCTCCTCGTCCTACAACGCGGACAAGGACACGCACCTCAAGCGCTCCAGCGTCACCAATGAAGTCAGCGGCACCGGTTATACCGCCGGTGGCATCAGCGTGCCTGTCACCGTCACGAAGGACACCGCTAACGACAAGGTAGTCATTCAGTTCGCAGCGGTTTCCTGGACCAGCAGCACCATCACCGCACGCGGCGCGGTGTATTACAAATCCCGCGGTGGTGCCAGCAGTGCTGATGAACTGGTTGCCTACAACGACTTCAACAGCAACATCACGACCAGCAACGGCACCTTCTCCCTGGCGGCCAGCACGCTCACGCTCCAGAATTAGACTGTCGGCAGCTGACAACTTTCGATGACACCGGAAGACATCACCAGCATCGCCGTGGCATTGCTGGCTGGCTCTGAACTGCTGGCAATCGTGCCTGGCGTTCGCGCTAACAGCTGGACCCAGCTGATCCTCGGCGCATTGCGTGGCATTGCCTCCCGCAAGCGGTGACTGAGCCAACGCACGGCGAGATCCTCCGCGCCATCGGCGTGCTGGAAGGCCAGCTGAAGCAGTTGCTGGATGCCGCCATCTCTGACAAGACTGAGCGGAGCGGATTAGGCGTCCGCGTCGGTCGACTGGAGACGCGCATGGCGCAGGTGGTCATCCTCGCTGTCGTCGCCGCCATGCTGAGCCCTGTCATTTGGTCCGAGATCAAGAGCGCATTCAGCCACCGGCAGTCAGTACCGCAGCACCTGCAACGGCCATGACGCAACCACTGCGGCTGATTGACCTGTTTCGGTACTTCAAGGGACTGCCGCACCAGCTGGCGGCGATCAGCGAACTGGAAGCTGCCATCGGCCCGCGCCTTCTGAGCCGCGATCAGCCATGGTTCAAGACATGGAGCACAGCCGGTGTACAGACCGACCTGGCTGATGCGATCCAGGTCATCAAGGAGTTCGAGGGCTGCCACCTCAGCGCCTATCCCGATCCGCTGAGCGGCGGCGATCCGTGGACGATCGGTTACGGCACCACGCGATTCCCGGATGGCAGCGCCGTGCAGCGCGGCGACAAGATCAACGTCATCGAAGCTGACATGCTGCTCCGCTTGGAAGTGGACCGCATTGCAGAACGCCTGCGTGCAATCCCGCATTGGGCAAGCATGGGCGATCCGCAGCGCTGCGCGTTGATCAGCTTTGCCTACAACCTCGGCATTGGGTTCTACGGCAGCGCTGGGTTTGACACCATCAGCGCAGCGTTGCGCGATAAGGATTGGCCATCTGTACCGGCAGCCATGCTGCTCTACCGCAACCCTGGTACAAGCGTCGAAGCTGGCCTGCTGCGGCGCCGTAAGGCTGAAGGCGCACTCTGGCAGAAGGGCACCACGCAGCCGCAGCAGCAGGGCATCCTGCTGCGTGTGCCGTATGAGGCGCAGAACGACAACCGCTCAGGCACGGGCTACCGCGAGTGCTTCAGCAGCAGCGCTGCCATGGTGGCCCGCTTCTACGGCAAGGTCACCAGCGACGATGCCTACAACAAGATCCGCGTCAAGTACGGCGATACTACCGACGCGCAAGCGCAGATCAAGGCGATGCAATCGCTGGGACTTAACGCGCGGCTGCGCACGAACTGTAATCCCGCCGTAATTGACACCGAATTAGAGGCAGGACGCCCCGTGATGGTCGGTTGGCTGCATAAGGGGCCTGTCGGTGCGCCTACCGGCGGTGGCCACTGGTCCGTAATCATCGGAGCAACCAGCGGCGCCTACATCCACAACGATCCGAACGGTGAGGCTGACCTGGTGAATGGCGGCTACCTCAACCACAGCAAAGGTGCCGGAATCGCCTACAGCCGTAAAAACTGGTTGCGCCGCTGGGAGGTGGATGGCCCCGGTACTGGCTGGGCCATGCTGGTGTCATGACCTGGGCAAAGTGGCTGGTTATTTCATGGTCCATTGAAGAAGAGCTGCGCATTGAGGCGCAATCACGCGCAGCATTCACGCATGAAAACGCTGATGATGTACGCAAACTATGCGCATCAATCATCAAGCAAAACGCATACCAAGCGCAACTGATCAAGCAAGCGACTGCTTATATCTGCGAGCTGGAACTAGCTGCGATGATAAACCAACCGCAGCCGCAATCGGCGCATCGTGCGGCGATGTCGATCGCCCACCGCGCTGCGCGTTACACCAAGCTCCTTGGACATTTCGTGTTGAGATTGCTGCGTCGCCCCAATGCCGTAATACCCACAGACGATCTTTCTATCTAAGTCATTCAACTCCATCAGCGACAACTGCAACTGCTCGCCATACTCCTGGTGCAGCTCTTCAGGTGCTGGTTCATCGGCAATCAAATCGCCTAGCGCTGAACCTGTATCGCTTACCTGTTGATCCAAGCTTGAATGCGGAATATTTCGCATCACGTAGCTTTGCACTTCATGCTGCGTGATGCCAAGTGCATTGGCGCATTCAGCAGTTGTCATTGACTTGCCATGCTGTTGCATGTGCTCGCGTTGCAGCTTGGCGATCTTGTACGTCGTATCTAAGATGTGCTGCGGCACACGAATCAATCGCTCTTTGGTATCAATCGCGCGCGTGATTGATTGCCGCACCCACCAATAGGCATAGGTGCTGAACTTGTAGCCCTTGGTGCCATCGAACAATTCAACAGCGCGATTCAAACCGATGGCACCTTCCTGGATGAGGTCCATCAGTTCCAGGCCATTGCACTTCAGCCGAGTGGTGTAACGCTTGGCGATGTGAACCACCAGCCGCAGGTTGCAGTTCATCATGGTGTCACGCGCGCGCTGGCCGCGCTTGATCGCACGCAGATCTTCTTTCGT